TTAAACGTGCTAATGTAAGGGCGTTCCCAGTAGAAAGCGGTGATATAGCTAGAAGTAAAATAGTATCAGGCTTCTTAAAGTGGATGATCCGTTCTGGATACATTCCACGTTTTTACCGTGAGATGGAACTAGGTGCTAACTATTTATTAGAACGTGGCATTTTAGTAACTTACGTAGGATGGCACGTGGAGGATAGATCTTTTGAACAAGAAATACAGTTAGATCAAATAGCACAAACTTCTCCTGAAATATTAGAGCTTATTCAAGAGGGAAATAATGACGATGCTTTAGTTATATTACTGCAACAAGTTTTTGACGGCGTTACGAAAAAACGAGCGAAAAACGCACTCAAAGATCTAAGAAAAAATGGAATGGCGAAACTGCCCGTCGTGCGCCGTCAAATTAATTGTCCAGAGGTAAAGACACTAGCACCTGATGGTGACTTTTTGTTTCCTCCCTATGTCACGGATCCTCAACGCGCGCCTTATTGTTTTTGGAAGACTTACTACACTCCACAAGAACTAGAACTAAAAGTTACTACGGATGGTTGGAATCAGGACTTTGTGGATGTTATGATCGAAAGATACCGTGGAGTCAACATCGACAGCCTTGAGCGTTATGAAGAAGGCCGTCGTAGCATGAGCCTTACTGATACTGCCTACGAAGCGGATGAACTAATTGAAATAGTCTATGGTTATCAAAGACTTATCAATGAAGAAGATGGATCAGAGGGTATTTACTGCACAGTCTTTCACAAGAACTTTGATGGAGATGACGGTACAGGGACACCAGCTTTTGCTAAGTTTGAGTTACTCAATGGTTACGAGGACTACCCAGTAGTAGTCACACGACTATCAGAGGATACAAAACGTCTTTACGATGTATCCACAGTTCCAAGTATCTTGCGTGGCATACAAAATCAAGTAAAGGTAGAGCGTGACTCACGGATTGATCGCAACAGTCTAGCTACGTTACCTCCTATCTTGCACCCAGTAGGTCAAGCACCCAATGACTGGGGACCAGGCAGAATGATTCCTTATCGTCGTAAGGGTGACTTGGACTTTGCTCCTACACCTGCATTTAACCAGGGATCAATCGAGATGGAAAGAACATTGCTAAATCAAGCTGACAGGATGATTGGACTTGATCCACAGGATCCTATGTCTCAAGCAAGGCAGCAGTTCATGGTTGATAAGTTCTTAGGTCATGTAGCAGAAGTTATTCGTATGTCCTATAAGTGCTTCCAAAGATTCGGACCGGATCAAGTATTCTTCCAGGTAACAGGAATCCCTGATCCACAAGTTATTAACAAAGGTGATCCTAATGAGAACTTTGATATAATGATTAACTTTGATGTGCTTGACACTGACCCAGAAACAGTAGAAAAGAAGTTACAAGGATTTGTTGCATTGAACCAACTCAATGTGAATAACCGAATGAATGTAGATGGACTTCTTGATATTGCAGCAGCGAGCATTGACCCAGTTATGGCTGACGCGGTTCTTCAACCGGCACAAGATGCCCAACAAGAGATGGTTAAGAATGTTACGGACGACCTTACAAAGATCTTTTCAGGTATTGAAATGCCAGCACGTCCAACAGGCGCACAGATTGCGATGCAAGTTATTCAGCAGTACGCTCAACAGCCTGATATTGCACAGCGTCTTGAACAAGATGAAGCATTCCGTGGCCGTATGGAAAAGTACCAAGGTCAGTACACCTTCCAGATGCAACAAGCGCAGAACGCGCAGATTGGTAGAGTTGGTACAGCCCCAGCACAAATGGGCAATGTTGACACTCAGAATATGTAGTATTGTAATAATACTTTGTTGTTCAACAACTTACACAATGGCAGATAACAAAACACCCAGAGAACTAGCAAATCGTAGAGTTCAGGAGCAACGTGCTGAAAACTACTTTAATATGTTCAAGCTCAACGAAGGCAACAAGCCAAAGGTTTACGAGGACAGTAAAGGCAATCGAACCATAGGTATTGGTTTTAATCTTGAGGATGCTGGAAATAAAAGATTCTTAAAAGAACAAGGCATTGATATAAATGAACTGTTCAGAGGCAGAGAACTAACTGATAAAGAAACAAAAGTTCTTTATAATCATAGTCTTAGGCAAGCATTTGCTGATGCACAGAAGTTCGATCCAGATCTAGCAAAGCGTCCAGAGGCAGCTAGGATGGCTATAGTAGATATGGCTTTTAATCTAGGTCTAACAAAGTTAAACAAGTTTGTAGAAATGAAAAAGGGTCTTATGAACAATGACTACCAAAAAGCTGCTGATGAAATGGTTGACAGCAACTGGTACAAACAAGTAAAGTCCAGAGGACCAAGAATGGTAAATGTAATGCGTTCAGCCGCAAGGTAATATGAATATCCAAGACGATATAAAAACACTTTATAATTACGAGGCATTTGCCCGGTTCATGAAGATGGTGCATCAACTAAGAGAAGAATCCATCGAAGAACTGCACGAAGCAACTAGCGACAACATACAACAAATATCAGGACGAATCATCACATACGATCAATTACTTCAGCTTGTGAACTGGGAAGAATTACGTAATCGTCATCGTGAAAACTTTTAGGTGAATAAGACTGTTCACCTGTGTTACAGTAAATTATCGCAATCTCTCGGCGTAAATGAGTGGAAATTATGACAGACGAAATCGCAACTGCTGACTCTGGGGCAGATACAAAACCAGTGGACAATACTAATATATCCGTTACGGATTTTGCAAATCGCCGATTGGGCGAGATGACTTCTCAGCAAAACACTGAGGAAGAATCACAACCAGTTGCCGAAGAGCCAACTGAGGAAACAACCGAAGAAGCAACCGAAGAAGTTTCAGAAAGCACTGAAACTAATGAAGAAGTTTCCCAAGAAGAGACTGAAGTTGAATCAACATCCGAGGATGTTCTTTCACAGATTGATTTGGACAATGCGTCCGAAGAGGAACTAAGGGAACTAGCTGAAAAGTTAGGCAGTAAAGCTGTTGCACGTTTTGGGGAACTTACCGCAAGGCGTAAATCAGCAGAAGAAAAACTGGCTAGGTTAGAAGCACAAATGCAGCAGCAGAGTCCCCTTGAAACTAACAAAAAAGTAGAAAACAATCCATTTAGTAATCTTACTACAATAGAGGAATTACAAAGTAAGTCCCAAGAGATAGAAGGTATAGTAGATTGGGCTGAGGATCTTCTTTTTGAAAATGCCGATCATGCAGCCGATGATGTAATCACGGAAGTAGAAGGTCAAGAAATGACCAAGGCACAGGTTCGTAAGTCCCTCTTGCAGGCACGTAAAGCTAAAAAGACCTTTTTACCGGATCAACTTTCTAAACTACAAGCCCAACTTGCGGCTCAAGATATGGAAGTTGCTTTTAAAGAAAGAGCTAAACAAGAACTATCTTGGCTAGATGGTGAGGACAATGACGTACGCACACAATACGAAGCTACTGTGAACGATGCTCGTTTTCAAAAGATGAAAGAGATCGTATCAAAAGAAGCTCCGGATGTAGCTGGTCAGTTAGATTACTGGTTCGCTCATGCAGCGAATAGTATCTACGGTCGCAAACCTATAGTCGAAGGAAAGCCAAGCATGAAACTTACACCACCCAAGGGTGCAACAACAAGTAGTGCAAACGCTGACAAGTCCCAATCAAGAACTGCGAAAAGCCTCAAGGAAATGCAAAACCGATTCAAGGAATCAGGTAACGCTCGTGATTTCGCCGAACTTAGAAAACTACAAATGGCCTCGCGCCGATAACTCATTAATAATTAAATAAAATGGCATTCTCAAATACATTCGATACTACAAATCAAGGATCGGGTGTCTCAAATCGTGAGGACTTGACTGATGTCTTGACCATTCTTGCGCCTGAAGAGACTCCTATCCTTTCGTCTGCTAATAAAGAACGTGCATCTGCAACTAATGTTGAGTGGACTGTTGACAGCCTTTCTGCACCTGTAACTACAGGTATTTCAGAAGGTGCTGATGTAACAGCATTCACTGATAAATTTGCTGGTCGCGCTCGTCTTGGCAATCGCATACAAAAATTCCGTCGTGACTACATGGTTTCTGATCTGCAAGAAGCAGTTGACTCCGTAGGCCCTGCGAAAATCGCACAAGCTGAAGCAAAAGCTATCCGTGAGCTAAAACGTGACGTTGAAGCTACACTAGCTGGAACTCAAGATGCAAGCACAGAAAACGGTGCAGGTGTTGCTAATGGCCTTCGTGGTCTTGGTGACTGGCTTGATTCTGCAGGTCCTTCTGACGTTCCTGCTGCATTCCGCACACCTGCTGACAGCATCTACACAACTACTGAAGCTAATGCAACTGCATTCAGCGAATCAGCACTTAATGACATCATCAGCTCTATCTTCCGTGT